AATATAAATCGTTTTAGTTTTAAAATCAACCGCTACTTTTGTGAGTGCATCAGGATCGTTTGAGCCAAAATCTAAACCAAAACCTACCGCACCAACTTCTTTAAACTTACCTAATTCCCAATATTCATAAACTACATTGTCAGCTTTCCTTTTAAAACTGCCCAGAATAGTATAGCGATACTCATCAGCATCACGTTTAATTTTTGTTTCAACTAATTCTTTTTCATTTGGAGTTAAAGACTCATAATACTCATAAGATTTACGTAACGCTTCATATTCGTTCCAATTGTGTTCTGCCATGTTTTCACGGCCATTGTCTAGGTAGGTTGTATGTACGTATAAGACACCATTAATGATACCGTTAAAACCATTAGGGACATTTATATAAAATTTAGGAAATATCCAATGAGTTGTCGTTGGTGGGTTAAATGCTATAATTGAAAGACATTGAACGTCTGAACGTCTTAACGAACGCTTTACCTTATTCCACTCTGCAAAAGTTGGTAACTCTTCACCTTCATCAGTTGAGAATATTGAATAACCTTCCAATGATTTAAGTTTGGCTGTTTGGTCTCCAGAACTTGTTTTTTGCCCTGTTACATCAATTCTACCCTCATTGTGTTTACATACATATTCGTTGTTCTTGTAATTGAAGAATGAATCGTAATTTAATAACTCTATACGTTCTTCCAATGCTTTATTTATACTCATATCAGTAGAGGACATTGTATAACGAGTTGATAAAACGCAATGATTATGATTTACTGCAGCCGTAATTTCAGCTATTGATTTAGTGTATGACTTTCCTGAATCCCGACCACCTGACATCAGTATAGTGTGTACTTTTGATAATTCTTTGAAGTATTTATAGTCTTTGTCCTTAGGTTTTAGCTTCCTCAAAACATCCCAAGAACGAATAGTATCGTTTAAGATTTTAAATTTCCTGCTAAATACAATCTTTGACATTAATCTTTGTAAGTGATTTCGGGTGGGTTCATTGATTCCCCTTTTGTTGTGTGGTCAATTTTATCTGCTGGGTAATGGCTTAATAATTTACCAACTTCTTTTAGTGCGCTAATCATGCTAGACCTATCTGTGATCTTTCCCGCCTTTGTTGGAATACCTTCTTCTTCTGAATTATTAACAACCCAAATGAATTTATTTACAAGTTCTTCATAGCTCATTAATGACTTTTCAGACTGTTCTTTTTGCTTAGATTTTACGTACTCAGATACCTTAGCAGTGCTTAGCAGCCTTGATGCGTTAACCATCGCCGTCTCATCCTTCTTTACATTAGTGTAAACTGACAAATAGGCACGTGTTCCATTCATACCATTTGCAAGGTATTCATCACAAAACTTTTGATGCCTGTTTGTTAATTTATTTTTCATCTTTCTTTTTTTTATAAGGAACAGTATAATTAGATTTATACCCTTCGCTATTAAGTTTAAATAAAATAACTCCAGCTTGATGACTTTGTTCGCAATCAGTGAAAGTGATTTTAGTTAGTCTGTTTTTGTAATCTTCTTTAGATTCATTTTCATTTTGATCAAGAATATTGTTGTTTGGTTTTCTCCACGCTAATCTTAACCTCTCAAATCTTTTCATAACTTTATTTTTTATCATTTAATTTTTTATAAGAAACCAATTTATTCAAAGACTTCCTTCTGTTGTTACATCCACAATTTTTAGGTACTAATTTCTTAATCCCTGTTTTAATAGTGAAATTCTCAATTGTGTCTCCTAGTCCTTCAGCCATAAACCTATGAATTTAAAATACTTAATACTTCTTTAATCCTATTTGAATACCCAACATCTGAATACTTCATAACAACCTCAGCATCTAGTTCCAAGTCTTTAGAATCCTTTAGATAATAAATAGCATCCTCTAGGCTACACGGACTATTAATAACAATATTACGAATTATGTCACTTCTTTTTTTATCGTAGAATACTTTTTCTAAGGTGTCACGTGTTAATTCTGGTTCTTTTTCCAGAGTATTACCACCTCTTAAAGCGTTAGTTAATCTTTCACTTACTTCTTTAGCTGTAGGTTTAGAATCTTCATATGAAAAGATTAAATCATTCAACTCTTTGAATAAATACTTATCAAAAATATCATCTACTGTTATTTTAGCTGTAGGTCTGGTTTTATAATGCTCTACCAAGTCTTTTTGGAATCTAGAATAGTTGCTTTCCATTCTGTTTGGTTTTCTCCATGCTAATTTTAATCTCTCAAATCTTTTCATAATCTTCTATTTACTTATTAACCACCAACACAATAGTATTGGAAGAACCACTAATATACGAAAATAAAACCCACTTACTCACATAGCTATGACTTAGAAAGTCATCAAATGGTAGTTTCGTATTGATTCCAAATATACAAAGTAAGTTGTCAATTACGTACAAAATATACGTAAACACGATAATAATAACCGCACGACAAAAATTTAAAAACTGTTTGTTAATTTATTTTTCATAATTCTCTCTTTTATTACTAAGGCCAAATAAAAATAATGCTTGGCTTAGGTCTTTTAATCCAATTACAGTTTTTTCAGTTTCTCCTTTTACAGAAATAAGTATTTCACTATTATCTTTACCTATCTCTATAACGCAATCGTTTTGTTTACATTCGTACATCATATTTTTTATTTTAAAAGTTTTATTTTATTATCAGAATATGAAAGGTATTTATTCATAAATTCAATACGGAATTTTTCAATAATCATATTAGATATAATTAAAAACGCTCCCTTAATTGCTTCTTTTACTATCCTTTTTTCATTGGACTCTATCCACTCGTTAAATGTTCTTTTTTTCATGATATATATTTAAGGATTAATCTGTGATATGTAACTATCAACTCTGTCCTCGGCTTGTTTATCAGTGCAGCTATTCATTTTCAATTCGTATCTAATCAACTGCTCTCTTTGCTCTGTTTTAGCATGCCCGATCATTAATTGTATAATACAATCAGTTGGTAGTTGGTTTTGTCCGTAGCCCTCCCTATATTCTTTAATATTTTCTTTTGCTCGTTCTATTTCTTTTTTCATAATCTTCTATTTACTTATTAACCACCAACACAATATTATTGGAAGAACCACTAATATACGAAAATAAAACCACTTACTCACATAGCTATGACTTAGGAAGTCATCGAATGGTAGTTTCGTATTAACTCCAAAGATAGATAGTAGATTATCTATTACGTACAGAATATAAGTCACTAAGACAATAATAGCCGCACGACAAAATATAAAAAACTGTTTTATTTTATTTACTTTCATGATTTCTTTTATTTCTTTTATTATTTTCCATCTTCCAATGATCACCTGTTGACCATCCTAAGCTCCTATCAATATCCTTCAATTTAGCATCGAGAATTGTTATTTCTTCTTTTAATTTACGAAATTGTCTTTTCTTATTGATTAAGTCGTCTGCTAATTCTTTATATTCATTCATGATTTATTTTCAATTAGAGTGTAAATTCCTAGTATTATAAATGATGAACAAAAATTAACAATGAACTTTTTAAATATTTCCATCTGGGTAAAACTTGGGTTAAATATCCAATAAACTACTGGAATTAATGTTAGTACTGCAATTAATATTGTTGTTATAGATTGTAACTTTTTTAATCTTTGTTCAGTCATTTTTTTATTTATTGATGCCAACGCTCAAAACGAACGCTAACAAGGTTTAAAATTCATTAAAACGAAATTTTACACAGGTCGTTACAGGCAATACTACTTTAGTACTTTCAATAATCTCTTTGCATAATTCGTTTGGTATCTTACTTCTATTGTATGATTCTTTTTTCCCTTGTGTTCCTGTTTTTGCTCCACGTCTTGCACTTTCGTGATGGCAATGCTTATCTATTATTTCTCCAGTTTCTTTATTGTATTTAAAGTTTTTACACATTGGTCTTGGTTGCCACGTTTTAGAGTTAGTCCATATGTCGGTTGGTTTTGCTCTATCATCTCCATACTTACAATACCATACTGTGTGCCTTTTAAACTCTTGCATCCACTTCATATGCCTTAACATACCTCTTGGGTTTTCAATAAAGAATATTAGTTTAGGGTTTTCAATTAACCAATCTTTTATTAATCCAATCCAATGTTGGTTTACAGTATCACATTTTATAGCATATTCGCTTTTAGGTTCTTTAGTATTTGTTCTATGAGTGCTACAGGCTGCAATACTATAAGTTGTGCAATCAGGAGAAGCCCAAACCACATCAGGAACAAAAGGAACATCCTCTTTTTTTAATTCTCCTATATCAATTGATAAATCTATATTTTCGTATGCAGTCCAATCTACACTAAAAACATTTAAGCCTTGTTTTTCGGCTTCTATTCCTACGCTTCTCGATCCTGCAAATAATTCTAATAATTTCATTTAATTAAGTTTAGTTCTGCACCATCAATTACCCTTGGTGCAGTAGGGTTTTACTTTCCATACACAAATCGTTAAGCTTCATTAAAACGAAAGCATAACAAAGGCTAAAAATAATTAACCCTTGTTTTGCCAACGCACTACTGCTAATCTGTGAAGTTCGCTTTTACAGCATACATACAGGCAGTTTCAATTTCAGTTTGTGCAATAGAAATCAATCTTTGCTTTTCTCCACTTACTTTTTCTGCTTGAGTTCCTACTGGCCGCATTGATTGTAGTAAGTCAATTAATTCAGCTGACTTGTTTTTAATTTTGTCTACTGTGTCATTCTTTGCAGGATTGAAATCTGCTTTCACTCTCTGTTGTCCTAATGTTGACATATTTATTTAATTTAATTTCGTACGATAATTTGAAATCCCCACCGCACACAAGGGTTAACTATCTTTAGCCTAACCGTCATTGTACACAATACTAAATGTATCGTACTTCAAGATCTTTTTTACCTTCTAATGCGTTTTCTGCA